CGAATGGCAAACTGACGAATTGGCTGCTCCTACTTCTGCTGCTGTTGCTGAAGGCGTATCATACGCTACTCAGAACTCTGCTCAAGGTGCAGAACCATTCCGTACTCGTTTGGGTAACTACACTCAAATCAACAGCAAGACTGTTACCGTAACTGGTACTAAGCGTGCTGTCGATCAAGCTGGTGTTGCTGACGAATACGCATACCAGCTCAAGAAGCGTGGTACTGAACTTCGCCGTGACGTAGAGTTTGACTTGGTCAACTCATGGAACAGCTCAAACGGTTCAGGCACTCGTAAATTCGGTGGCTACCAGTCATGGGTTAACTACACTGCAGCTACTACTACTCCTGCCACAGCACTAAACGTGTTGACTACTGGCGCTGAGTACACTGCTCCTACTAACGTTGGCGCTGGTATTGCTGGTACTTTCACTACTGTTACTTCTGCTGATAAGAACAGCTTACAGTTGTCACACGTTGACACCGTAATGCAAGCTATCTACGAAAACGGTGGTAAGGCTACTAAGCTAATGTTGTCTCCTGCTAACCGCCGTGTATTCTCAGCTAAGGCTCAGTCTGCTGGTTCAAGCACAAGCAACGCTGGTGACGGTAACGTTCGTCGTAACATCGACGCTGACGGTAAGCTCCGCCAATCCGTTGAAATCTACATGTCTGACTTCGGCGACATCATGGTTGTTCCTAACTACGTAATGGGTATTTCTAATACTACCGTTTCTGGTTTGGACCAAGCTGCTAACTTCAGCGCGTTCCTCTATGACCCAATGTGGTTCAGCTACGCTTCATTGCGTCCTCTACAAGAAGTTGACCTCGGTCAGCTTGGTGACTCTATCATCGGTCAAATCGTTGAAGAAGGTACCTTGGAGTGTCGTAATCCAAAAGGCGCTGGCTTGATCTTCGGTTTGTCAGGTGCTTAATAGCTAATTAAAAGGGAGGGGAGAAATCCTTTCCCTTTTTATTTCAAAGGATTAAAATGGAATTTCTAAGAATTACAGCAAGTGATGGTACAAGAAAGTACATCCCTGATAATTATGTTGCGCAGATTTCTGTTGCTGCAGATACAGGCACTACTGCTTCTAACTACGCAGCTTCAACAGTTGTTCGTGGTAAAATTACTGGTGTTAAATATTACGATGGCGCTAATGCTACTGCAGGTGCTTTAGTAGTTGTTACCGATGTATCAACCGCTAAATACGAGTATGGCTGTCATACCGTTGATGGTTCATTCAGCGCAGCATTATCTAATTAATACAAAGAGGACACAATGGGGTTTCTATCACAAGAAAATAACAAAAATAGTTTCACAGTTAAGGCTGATGAAAAAGATTTTAAATTAGAACAAGACGTTCAAGCATATAAAGATTATGCTGCCCTTTCCCGTGAGCGCGATTCATTTGCATCTAACGGAAGAACATATCGCTCATTCGCTATTATTCCAGATATTGTAGCTATTGATATGTTGACTAAACACGGTTTAGATATTCATGCCCCTGACTTCATGCATGACCCTCTTAACCTACGTAAATTAAAGAAAGTCATTGACACGGATTATCCCGCACTCAAGACAAGTAATGTAAGAGCCTTATAAGGAGAATAACATATGGCAACACCCAAATTTGACGCATTAGTCGCCAAAGTAAGAGACTGGTCAAACAAACCCGAAGTACAAACTATTCCCGACAGCGTTATTGGTGATTGCCTATCTTATTCTGCCGATGAAGCTTACCGCCAATTAAGAATTCCTCCACTAGAGTATTCTACTATTTATACTGTAACTGCAGAAGATAACATTGGTGAGAATAGCTTAGGTCTACCTTATGGTAACGCGTATACATCATTCGCAATTCCTGAAGACCTCACACAGTTTGTGTTCTTACGTACATTAGCTCAAGAAAACGCTGGCACTTCATATTCAACATTCCCTTCTAACGTTAGTAAAGTGTTTCATGAAGTAACTGATAAACGTACTTTCTTTGATATCTACAGTGAGAAGTATTCAGTATACAACTGGATGTGGATGGAAGGTAAAATCTTTATTCATCCTCAATTAGCTGTAGGTGCTCAAGTAGAAATTCACTATTACCGTAGACTACCTGCTTTAGACGCAGTGTATGATGTATCCCCTATTAACTACGTTATTGGTTTGCCTGACGCAGAACAACCTTACTTATCACCTGTAGTTTCAGGCGGTATTAACTTGTATTTATCTACTGCAAACAGTATTCAAAAGTGTTTTCAAACATTAGCTGAAGCTCAAGTATATAACTCTACAGTAACAACTAAAATGTTTACTGGCAAAGAAGTATCTAACTGGCTACGAGACAGTAATGAACGATTAGTCGTATGGGGTGCATTGTATAACTTAGGTGCATACCTATTTGACGATACAATGGAAAAGAGATATGAAAAGAAATTCATGGAAAACTTATTGTCTATGAATAAAGAAGAGAAAATGCGTAGAGCATCCGGTGGTAACGTTCAAATGAACTTTAACAGCAACGGCAACATCTAAGGAGAGTCTAATGGCATACGAACAAAAACCGGGTATGACCGGAAATATCTCAGGTGGTGGTGAGTATGATGACTTAGACACGGTCAATTCCCATAACTATTTGATTTTAGGTGCTGAAGATGCTGCTGCTGCAGCTCTTAGTGCCGCCGCTGCATTAGCTTCTCAAAATGCTGCTGCTGTATCTGCTGCTGCTGCCTTAGTATCTGAGATTGCTGCTGATGCTTCTGAGGCTGCTGCCTTAGCATCACAAAATGCCGCATCTGCATCTGCAAGTGCATCTGCTACGTCAGCCACCAATAGTGCTAACAGTGCTTCTGCTTCAGCTACGTCTGCAACGAACTCTGCTAACAGCGCTACTACAGCAACTACACAGGCTGGTATTGCAACAACTCAAGCAGGTATTGCTACAACGCAAGCATCTAATGCTGCAGCTTCTGCTAGTGACGCTGCAACTACGTTAGCTGCAGTTCAGACTGTATTTGATAACTTTGATGATATCTACTTAGGTGCTAAAGCAAGTGACCCAACATTAGATAATGACGGTAACGCTCTTGTTGCGGGTCAGCTATACTGGAATACTACAGAGCAAGAGATTAGATTCTATAACGGTGCAGCTTGGGAACGTCCAGAATATTCAGCATCACAGTCAGCTATTAATGCGGCTAACTCTGCTACATCAGCTTCCACTAGTGCTTCAACAGCAACCACTCAAGCAGGTATTGCTACTACACAGGCATCTAATGCTAGCACCTCAGCGGCTGCAGCTTTAACCTCTGAAAATAACGCCGCAACAAGCGCAACTACAGCAACTACTCAAGCATCTAACGCTTCTACAAGTGCTACTAATGCGGCTACCTCTGCAACTAACTCTGCAGCTTCTGCTACTTCAGCGGCTTCTAGTGCTGGTACTGCTACAACTCAGGCTGGTATTGCGACTACTCAGGCAGGTAATGCGGCTACATCTGCGGCTGATGCGGCAGCAAGTGCTGTTGACGCTGCAACAATCTTATCAACATCACTCAAGATTGCTAACAATCTTTCTGACTTGAATAACGTAGCAACAGCAAGAACCAACTTAGGTTTAGGTTCTGCTGCTCTGAATAACACCGCTGACTTTGATGCGGCTGGTGTAGGTGTCGCAATGAGTATTGCTTTAGGTTGACATATAAGGAAAATAAATGGCAAATAATTTTACATCCTACGGTAATAAGTCCGTGGGTACCTCTGCTGCTACAATCGTAACGGTTGGGGCATCTACACAGACAACCATTATTGGTTTATCCTGTGCAAACATTAACTCAACGGCTGTATATGCAGACGTTTACTTTACACGTTCAGGTGTAGACTACTATCTAATCAAAGCAGCTTTAGTACCCGTAGGTGGTTCTTTAGTAGTTGTTGGTGGTGATCAAAAGGTTGTGTTAACAACTAGTGATGCACTTAAAGTAGTATCATCTGTAGCATCTTCGCTTGATGTTGTAACATCTGTATTGAACATTACTTAAGGAGTCTTCATGGCATATATTGGATCAGCTCCAACAGCTAATACTTCTCAGTTTAGTTCTATTTATACACAGTCCTTTAGTGGTACTGGTGCAGCTACTTCATTTACTTTAGGTAGAGCAGTAGCCAGTGTTAACAACATTGAAGTTATTGTTAACAACGTTCAACAGTCTCCTTTTGATGGTTCTTATACTGTTACCGGATTGACTACGCTATTGTTCAGTGAAGCACCTTCAAGCGGTACTAACAATATTTATGTTGTTTATCGTGATCAACCTTTATTAACCCTTACAGACGCAGGTGCAGTACGGCAAGATAGTATTACAGGTGCAGCTCAAATGCCTTTTGGTACTACTGCCCAAAGAACTAGTGTAGCAGGTGCTGGTATGTTTCGTTATAATACAACAAACCAAGAAGCCGAGTTTTATAATGGTAGCTCATGGAAAGCATTTTCACAACAAGCCACAGGTATTTACGCTATTGATTATGTTGTAGTGGGCGGTGGTGGTGGTGGCGGCTCTGGTGGAACTGGATCTGGTGCTCAACCAAATGGCGGCGGCGGAGGTGGAAGTGGCGTTGTTGCTGGATCTACTACTGTTACTACTGCTGCTTCATTTAGTATTGTTGTTGGTGCTGGCGGTACTATTAGCGGTGCAGGGAATGCATCAACAGGTTTTTCTGTAACTGCTGGTGGAGGCTCAGCCCACAGTGGTATGTCAGGTGGTACCTCGGGAACACCTCAATCTCTTGGTGGCGGCGGCTCAACAACTTACGCTGGTGGCGGCGGTGGTGGTTCTGGGGGAGCAGGTACATCTGGCTACAGCACGTATTACGGCGGCGCAGGTGGTACAGGTTTACTGGCACCAAACTTTACTGGCTTTGGTCAGTCTGGCTACTTTGGTGGAGGCGGTGGCGGTGGCCAAGCTTATGGTGGGGGTGCAGGTGGTATGGGCGGAGGTGGCTCAGCTAACACCGGTCCGGGCACTGCAAATACAGGTGGTGGAGGCTCTGGCGGGTATGGAGCACCAAACACCGGTGCAGCTGGCGGCTCTGGTGTTGTAATAATTCGTTACTCTGGAACTCCTCGGGGTACAGGTGGCACTATCACACAATCTGGTGGCTACACATACCACACATTCACCTCATCTGGTACATTTACAGCATAAGGACACACATGGCACATTTCGCAAAAGTAAATAACGGAATTGTGGTTCAAGTAATTGTTGCTGAACCAGAGCTCTTTGAAACATTCGTGGACACATCTCCCGGTGAGTGGATCCAAACAAGCTACAACACTTATGGTGGAGTTCATACCCAAGGAGGTACACCTCTTCGTAAGAATTATGCTGGTATTGGATTCACTTATGACACAGAAAAAGACGCATTCATTCCACCTAAACCTGAAGGTGATTGGGTATTAAATGAAGACACATGCTTATGGGAGTCTAATGAGTTATCAAATTAATTTAACACAAGCTGAGGATAAAGCTTTATCCTATGTTGCATTCAGTCAAGACGACTGGATTCAAAACGCAGTACATGAACGCTGCCGAGTAGCTATCGATGAAATCGTTCAGATCACAGTAGCAAAATGCTTAGAGACTTCTACACAGATCCCCGGTTCAAAAGAGGAAATGGTAGAACTAGCCTTCACACAAGGTTGGGTTAAGACTGCTGCTCAACGCCAAGCTGAATTTGAAGCTACGGCACAGGAGCAAATGAATGCCACTGAGTAAACTTCCCGCAACGGCATTAGCTGCAGGTGCGGCCAAAGGAAACTTTGGTGCGGGAGCTGTGCTGCAAGTTGTGCAAGCGTCAACTAGCTCCCAAACAAGTTCGACAAGCAATACGTATGCTGATGCAACAAACCTGTTTGCATCTATTACCCCATCTAGTTCAACAAGCAAAATTCTCGTTCTTGTTGATTACAGCGCGTATGTGCAAACAGATAACGCATGTCAAATGGGTGTGCGCTTGATGCGCAACGGTAGCGTTGTGGTGTGGGAAGATGCTTTTGCGACAATGAACAACGTAAACGCAAACGTCGCAACAGGGACACGAAACTGCATTAACAAACTCGACTCGCCAAACACAACAGGCGCGTTGACATACAAGCTGCAATTCAAACGCTCGTATATTGCGGGTACTGGGTATGCGGTTTACATCAACGGCAACACAGTAAACGTGTCGACAATTACTCTGATGGAGATCGCAGGATGAGTTACATAGGCGTACCCCCATTTGGACAAACCGTCCGGACCATCACCGAGAAGATTGCATCAGCATCTCAAACAACATTCCAACCTTCTGGTGGATATGTAATTGGGTATATTGATGTAGTTGTTAACGGTGTACAATTACTCACCACAGACTTCACCGCATCAGACGGTATCAACGTAGTTCTCGGTGTAGCATGTTCTGCAGGTGATGAATTCCAGTCAACAGCATATTGGCCTGTTAACATTGTTGATACTATTAATTCCTCAGTAGCTCGTGGTGGTGGTAACGACAAGATCTTCTTTGAGAACGATCAGGTAGTAACCTCTAACTATACAATCACAGCTGGTAAGAACGCAATGTCTGCTGGTAATATTACAATCAATGACGGAGTCGTGGTGACAACACCTACTGGCTCTGTCTGGACTATCGTTTAAGGAGAACATATGCCTCTTATTTTATCAGGCTCAAGTGGTCTTTCAGGGAACGTAGGGACTACTACTAAAGAGATGCTTCCTGCTGGAACAGTCTTGCAGGTCCAGCAAGCGCGTAAAACAGACACTTGGTCAACATCATCCACTGGGTTTCAACCCATTAGCGACATGGCTATTTCAGTAACTCCTTTAAATACTAACAGCAAATTTCTTATAGAAGTTTCTTTGTTTGTTGGCGCATATTGGTGGGGTAGTAACGGCGGTTACATGGGATTGTCTGTTAATGGCGCAAGCAGTCCTTTATTAGGTAATGGAGCAAGCCCTTGGACATTACAGTATGGTGCTGACACTGGAAACTCACCTTACGAAACAATACAGTGGACCGATTCAACAATCATTTCGCCTAACTCAACTGCAGTGCAGACCTTTATTCCAATGCTTGCTTCTTACAACTCAAGTTACGCAATTTATTTAAATCGATCTTACAACAACAATTACGGTACGCAAGGTCGAAGTACTATTACTGTAACAGAAATCAAAGGATAAACAATGATCGCAAAATCACTACAAACACTACGCCCAGGTGCTCAATGGGTACTCCGAGGTGACACTTATGAGGGTCTTGAATGGCTCTCTACAGACGTTGCTAAGCCAACCCTTGAAGAAATTCAAGCTGAATCAGCTCGCTTAGATGCTGAATATATTGCAACACAATATCAACGAGACAGAGCCAAAGCATACCCTGCTATTGGTGATCAGCTAGACGCTCTCTGGAAGGGTGGGGATGCTGCAGCTGCAATGTTAGCTCAGGTACAAGCTGTTAAAGATCAATTCCCGAAAGGTTAATCATGCCATTACGTCTACGTAGTGCTGGTGGTGGGTCAGTACAATTAAACCCACCTGTTGCTACATCTACGGATGTCGTGATGGAAGTCCCTGCGTATGACGGGGCGAAGGTTCTTACGAATAAAACGCCGGGTGTTTCACTTCAAACTCTTTCTTTTAGTTTAAAAACCGCGTTTTCAACTTCGTCAACTAGTTATGTTGATATTGGGGCATCATGCCCTATCACTCTTCAAAAGTCAAGCAATAAAGTTCTTTTGCTGGCTCGAATTCCTTTTGATATTACAAGATACGGTTTTAGTATTCGAGTAAAAAGAAACGGTACGGTTGTTTACACTCCAGATTCCCCTTACGAAATATATGGCGACCCTAGCGGTCCTTCAAATCACCGTGGCCATTGGGTAATTAATTTATTAGATAGCCCCGGAACTACTTCTGCAACTTATACATTTGAAGCGGTGTCGTATACAGGTAATGCTTTTCTTTTGATGGAAGGTATTTACCCTGCGCTGTTTACTTTACAGGAGATCGCAGCATGAGTAAACTTCAAACAAACGCTATTCGCCATTTGGGGAGTTCTGTTGATAATATGACGCTGGATAGTTCTGGTAGGGTACTGATGCCACAACAACCTGCTTTCCGCGCTGGTTTTTCTTCTTCTGGTGACCAGTCAACAACATCAGGTACGACGATTCCTTATGATGCAAAATCATTTGATATCGGTGGAAACTACGATACAAGCTCTGCAAAGTTTACAGCACCTATTGCAGGTCGATACGTGTTTAGCGCAAACCTTTATTTGACTCAGTCAGCTGGGGCTTTTACAGGCGGCATTGGTATTAAAGTAAACAACAGCTATGTGCTTGCAGCTGCCGGTGATGGCGCTCGTGTAGACTGCAACGTAGGTTCTGGAGCAGGTCAAATGACTATTAATTCTTGCGCTTTAACGCTAGTATTAAATCTTGCAGCAAACGACTACGTACAGGTGTACGGAATAAACTATTCAGGTGGTGCTGCCGTCTGCCGATATTACAAAGGCACTTCCTTCTGGGAAGGCTATTTAATTGGATAAGGAGCATATATGAGTATATCAACAAAACTTTCTCAACTAGCTTCTAGCTATAATTCAGGTGGTATTAACGGCTTCAAGAACCGCATCATCAATGGTGCGATGGTGATCTCACAGCGTAATAATTCGACTAGTGTCACTATTGCAGCAGGAACAGCGCAATACACAGTTGACCGCTACTTTGTAAATAATGATGCTGATTCTGTTTTGGCAGTAATTCAGGATACGTCAGCCCCTTCTGGTTTTACCAACTCGTTAAAAGTTACAGTCAGCACTGCTGATGCTTCTATTGGCGCAACGCAAAACGCATATGTGGCTCAAAATATTGAAGGTAATAACGTATCTGATTTTGGGCTAGGCGCTGCGGGCGCTGCTACATACACGTTAAGTTTCTGGGTTAAATCATCACTCACTGGGACATTTGGCGGCGTGTTTGGTAATAGCGCCCTTGATTACACATACCCTTTTACATACGCAATCAATGCTGCAAACACTTGGGAACAGAAAACAATTACTGTTTCAGGCGCTGTTGCTGGTACTTGGTTAACTACAAATGGTATTGGCTTGCGCGTCTTTTTTGCACTTGGTACAGGTTCAACATATCTTGGTACTGCAAACGCATGGGCTGCAACTCAATATCGTGGAGCCACAGGACAAACTCAAGTTATATCAACTGTCAACGCTACATGGCAAGTCACAGGCGTTCAACTAGAAAAAGGCAGCACAGCCACATCGTTTGACTACCGCCCGTATGGTACTGAGTTGGCTTTGTGTCAGCGGTATTATTCAACAGCTAATTCTGCTTTTGCTATTGGCTCGGCAACATTTACTACTTCTATGATGCCATATAAAGTAACAATGCGGACTACTCCGACGATTACAAGACTTGCTAACTGGAACTCGGGCGGCGAAACGGGAACATCTGTATCCGTTAGCACAAACCAAGAGGCTTTACTTTTTAACTCATCTGCCAACGTAGGCGGCACATACACACTTTCTGCGGAGCTTTAAATGTATAAGTTGCACATGAACCCAATGAGTAGTGAGACTAACGGTGTATTGAAAGACAACGCCTTCATCCCTTTCGACCCCGCCAACACAGACTACCAAGAGTATTTAAAATGGCTTTCAGAAGGCAACACACCGGAGCCAGCCGATGAGTGATCACAACTTAACAACAGAAACGGGGGTAGCAATGATTACTAAAGCCACCCCTCCAGTGACTATATCCCTAGCAACAGTAGCTGGTTATCAGGTATCAGAGTTGGTCCTATGGGCTACTCTTATATACACATTGTTGATGATTGGTCATAAAGCCCTTCAGCTCTACAGAGAATTTAAGGCTCCATAATGCCTCTCATACTTCTTGCAGGGGCAATCAAAGCAGTTGAAGCAATCCAGCAAGGGTGCGAGATGTACAAGGAATACAAAGGAACAGTTCTTAAAGCAAAGAAAACATTTGATGAAGTCAAAGGTATTGCTAACGAAGTTACTTCAGTTAGTACAGGCATCTGGGGCTTCCTTAAATCAAAGTTCTTTGCTGATGAACCTCCACCTCAAGTAGTTGCTCCTAAGGCCATAGAAGAAATTAAAAAGATCACTAAGCCTAAAGAAGAATATCAAGAATTTGATGAGCAGTCAGTTAAGGCTGACCTCATTAAGAACCTGAAGATATTTTTTAAGGCTATGATCGCTATGAAAAAGAAGATAGCAGAACAACAGGAAAGAATTGATCACACCGAGATTCACCCTGATGAACTCTTAGATATATCTCTTGATCATGTAGTAGCTCTCAAAGAAATGGAGAAACTACAGAAAGAAATTCGTGAGATAATGGTCTATCAAAGCCCTCCCGAATTAGGTGCATTATATACAGACGTAGTTAATATGTTTGGTATTGTACAAGAAAAACAAGAAGCAACTCATTTGCTTAATATGAGAAAAAAGAAAGAAGCACACCAGAGAAAACAAATGCTTGTGAATAAGTTTCATAGGCGAATTTCTTGGGTAGTTGTTGTAGCAATAATTATTTTAGAAGTATGGGGGCTATTATTAACAATTCATTTAGCGAGAGCGCCTATATAAGCTTTCTTGTATTGCTTACACTATTATTCTTTATTATATTACCTTTTGAGTTATACCTTTATATAATCGTTAAAGACGCAGTAGATGCGTGCAGGAGTAAATAATCATGGACGAGATTATGAAAAAAAAGTGGACCTATTTGATGGGTCTTACTTATATGGCAATCAACATTGCCGACTTTATTTTATTCCCTATTATGTACATTGTTGTACAGTTCTGGGAAGTACAAGCAGCTAACGATGCTTTCCGTCAGTGGATTCCATTGACACTAACTAACGGTGGCTTTGTGCATATTGCCTTTGCTGCTATCCTTGGTATCTCTGCTTTAAATAAGCAAGAGAAGAAAGAGGAAGATGTTAAGCCTGTTTAACCCATCGGTTATTCTTAGTATTATTATTGCTGTGGGTGCCTCATTTGGTTGGGGCCACCATACAGCATACGTTGAGCAACAAGCCGAGATAGGTAGACTTAACGCAGTAATGGCAGAAGAAGCTGCTCAAACTAACGCAAAGTACTCCAAGGAAAAACAAGATGCACAAATTAAAATTACTAAGCTTAGGGCTGATCTTGATGCTGGCACTCTCCGGTTGTCAATCCCCAGTCCCGTATCAAATCCCGCCTCTGGAACTACAGAAGCGAGAGCCGAACTTGACAGATCGACTAGTCAAGCTCTTATCACCATCACAACAGACGGAGACGAAGCAATAAGAGATTTAAACCTCTGTATTGATCGTTATAACCAAGTAAGGAATGTTAAATGAACCTCTCTGAACACTTCACATTAGACGAAGCTACACACTCTGATACGGCTATCCGTATGGGTATCCCTAATCAACCATCTACTTTACAGCTAGAAAACATGAAGATGGCAGCTCAAAAGCTTGAGCAACTCCGTGCTGTTACTGGTCCATTAAACATTAATTCATGGCTACGTTTACCTGATGTTAACGTTGCTGTAGGTGGCTCTAAAGTATCTTCACACATGGATGGTTGGGCTATTGATGTGTCTTCATCTAAGCTAACCCCTATTCAGTTGTGTCAAGAAGTAAAGAAAGCTGGCATTAAGTTTGATCAAATGATTCACGAGTTTGGTCGTTGGATGCACATCAGCTTTGCTCCTGAAATGCGTCAACAAGAACTAACTATCTTTCGTCCAGAGAACAAATACAAGTCTGGCATCCTCACAGAAGCAGAATACCACGCAGCGTAATCGGTACCTAATAGGAAACAAATTGAAAAGAAACCAACGTAACAAGGCACAGGAACTTCAGGCTAAGCCTCGCTCCTTCCACATCCAACCTAAAACACAGAACCAAGGATTATTGTTAGACGCTATTGAGTACTACCCTATCACAGTCACTTTAGGTGCGGCTGGTGTAGGAAAAACTTTCTGTGCTGCTTCAAAGGTAGCACAACTATTTATGTCGGGTCAATACGATCATATTATTCTTACACGGAGTAATGTCCCTACAGGACGATCGTTAGGTTTCTTTCCCGGCGACATCAAAGAGAAGCTAGCACCTTGGCTACTCCCTATGATTACGGTATTACAAAAACAACTTACAAAAACTAAGTACGAATATTTACTTGCTAAAGATGCAATTCAATATCAGCCTATTGAGACTATTAGGGGTCGTTCATTTGAGAATACTCTTATTCTTGTTGATGAAGTACAGAACATTACTATTGAAGAATTAAAAGCTATTACTACTCGCTTAGGTGAGAATAGTAAAATGATTCTTATGGGTGATGCTTCTCAATCAGATATTAATAATGGTGAAGACATCTTGAGGTTTTGTAAGATGTGTGAAAACGCAGGTATTGAAATTCCTATTGTGAGATTCACAGTAGATGATATTGTCAGGTCAGATATTGTAGGCGACTTGGTAAGGATGTTTATTAAAGAAAAGATTTAAAGGAATAACATGGCAGCAGCAGAACCAATTAGCGGCTTAGGAAAGGGCGGTATTAACCGAGACCTTCCTCCTATGCTTGTGCCTCAAAATACTTTCACAGACGGATATAACATTCGATTTGATGATGAGAGTGTACAAACAATTACAGGTGAGACTACCTACAAAACAGTCGCTATTGCTCCTGACTTTGGTATTCATTGGGCAAGACCCGATCAAGGATATAACATCTTTGCAAAGAACGGTAATATAGTTCGTATTGATGCAGCAGGTAACTCATCATCAATGCTTAGTAGTTCAGCCAGTGAATATAATAATAGTGATTGGCAAGGAACTTTATTTAACGGAGGTTATGCAGTTGTCATTAATAACGGTACTTCTACTCCCTTATATTGCTTATATGGAAGCTCTACAGCTGGTAGCTCTTTCCAACCCTTACCTAACTGGAATTATATTTCAGGACTCACAGTCACAGCAAAAGTAGTTAGGTCACTTAACTATTCTTTAGTTGCAGGTAATTTAACATTAACTCAAGATGGTGTTACAACATATGCACCTGGAACTATCCGTATTTCAGTACAAGCTACAACAGGTAATATCCCTCAAGTATGGCAACCGGGCTTGACTACCGATACTGCTGATGAATTTGAGTTATCTTCTACATCTGCTATTTTAGATATGGCTGAATTAAGAGGTAACCTATTTGTATATTCACAAGACAGTATTTCGATGGTGTCTTTAACTGGTGCAGTTACTCGTGTATCTCCTTATTCAAAGTCATATGGTATTTTAAATACTGATTGTGTTGTTGAGTATGATGGTAACCATTTCGTTGTAGATAGAAATGATATTTATATTCATAATGGTTCTGGTCAAATTAAATCTATTGCTGATTGGCGCGTTAAAAAATATTTCTTTAATGAGTTAAATAAAGCAGCATTAAATAAAGTACACGTTACTAAGCATCCATTTTATAAAGAAATCTGGATTAATTATCCTGAAGATTCATCTACAGTTTGTAATGAAGCTCTTATTTATAATTATAGAAACGATACATGGTCAAAAAGAACTTTACCTTCATTAACATATTCATTTGCTGGTCCACATAACGTATCTAATACATTCCAATATAGTAAAGAAGTAGTTTATTTCTGTACTAATAGCACACAGACACTAGTTACAGATGACAATTACTTAATGTGGAATGGTACTTCATTAACTAATTTTACTTCTTATATTGAGAAATTAAAATTAAATACTGGTGACGTATCAGGTAGTTCTTTAATTAGTTCTATTTATCCCGTGTTTGATAAAGTACCTAATGATGCTGCTATTACTATTAGAGTTAGAGGGCAAAACAATTATGTTGACTACGCAGATTTATCTACTGATGACCCTGATTTAAAAGATACTTTTGTATTTGAACCTAATAATAATAAGTCACAAGGCTATAAGGTTGACCCTCGTATTAACGGTCGTGTATTAAATTACAGGATTACTTCTACTGGTTACTGGCGACTAGCTTTAATTGGTATTGATGCTAAACCAGCTGATCGGAGATAATAATGTTTAACTCACCCATTACAGGTAATGACGAATTAGATGCTTTCTTGTATCAAATTCAGTTCATGTCTAATAGCGAGCAACAAACTTCATTCTCTGACGTTAGTAATGGGGTTACAGGTAACTCAGCTGTAGGATATCTATATAAATATCTTCATATTAAATATGCTGATGATAATATTGGTGGTGGTTTAAGTAATACTTGTACAAACAAAGATTACTTTGGTGTATACAACTCAACATCAAGCACTGAATCAACTAATCCTGCTGACTATACTTGGTTTAAAGTAACTAATGGCTTTGGTACAACAAAGTTTTTATGGTACGTGGTACTAGCAGGTAAATTGATTCAAACCTTTATTGGTACTTCAGCACCTAACGTACTATGGGCATTAGACCCGGGTTCAGCTATTGATCTTGATAGCATCTCTACTACCGCTGGTAAGACAGGAAGAGTAGCTTATGCTGCTGCTACCTCATACGCTATTGGTACATTACCTACTACATTCCAAACTATTGGTACGATAGGATATCCTCCTACAAATACTTGGGGTGCTAACGAGACATGGCAAGGTACTCCACCTACATTAGGTGAGGGTGAAGGATTATACATCTCTGCTGGTGTATATGACCCTGCCACCAGCTACACTACGTGGTCAGTACCTTACCTAGCTGCTATTAAAGTACTAGCCCTTAGCGCTATCAGTGCTAACTTAGGTACTGTTAACGCAGGTGTTATTAACGCAGGTGATACTACTAACGGGGTTATTATTAGTGCTAACAGCAAGACTATTAAAGTTTATAATGCAGGTGTATTAAGAGTTCAGATTGGTGACTTGTCTGCATAAGGAGTTTATATGTATGGTTTAAATACATTCAAAAGCGATGGTTCATTAGCATACAGTACTGATGATGTTACTTGGAATCAAGTAGACTTCTTTAGCGTATCTGCAGGAGGCTCTGCAAGCTATAGTTACCCTGTACTTTCAGGTAGGGAAGTACTTACTGCACAAATTCTTATTGATGCTCCTCCCACTACTCGTAAGGCTATTGCCCATACAGTAACTGTTTCTGGCACTACGGTGTCAGCTTCAGGTGGTTCTGAAAACGCTTATATATTGGTATTAATGAGATGACTTATGGATTCCTTGCAACTAACAATAGCAATCAGGTTTTAATTTCTTCTGAAACAAGAAACCTTCACTTGGTAGAAAAGATTGCTTCACCTACTTTTATTGATTACACAAACGGTAACTATGGCGGTATTAATATTTTAAGGTACCGTACTACGTGTAATGTTACACCAGTACCTTTCTTTACAATGCCTTCTACAAGTGACTTCTATGGGTGTACTCGTGTAACTTCTGTATCAAGCAATCAGTGGGATATTGAAATCATTAAGTCAGGTGCAGCTTCAAGCTATCCTGAAGTATATATCTTTGCTGACCCTAGAGGAACAACTCCTGCTCCTGCCTTTGGTATGAAAGTATTTAGGGATGATGGTACGCCTTCATTTGACAGCAGATTAAGTCCTTTAGCTATTACAGGTGGTCTAGGTTTAACTCACCCAAGTAATCCTAAACCTTCATTCCCTTATGGTCTTAGCTCTGACTACTGCAGCTCATCAGACGGCACTGCTGGTGTTATGTTTCAACCAGACCAGTATAACTCTTACTCAGTATCATTACCAAGTAAGCCTATGTTCTTTTACCCTTCTTTAGCACAAGCTGAACGGGAAGCTACTTATAGCCGAACAGATGAAGATTGTATTGGTGGTGAAGTAAAAGGTAATTGTGTTGGTTACGTAGAACGTTACGCATGGACAAGTGAGTATTGGGCTTTTTACCGTGGAGCTATCCGTAGGGCTAGCAGCCAAGTACAAGCTGGCTGGTGCGTTGCTTCCTTTGGTTGTAACTGGACTTATGCAGAAGAAAGCGGTTTCTTTGGTGTAGGTACTGGTGGATCCTCTGGTCAAGGTGGTATTTGGCCTTACAACAATGAAACAATTAATTTATCTTCTGCTACATTAATTATTGGAGATGCATCCCGTTATGATTAAACCTTTTAAAGTAACTAATGTAAGAGAAGAACCTGAAGGCGCTAAGACTGTTTATTTTACAGTTAAAAAGTATGTTTACAAAGATAACGGCGGTGTTCAGATTGATAGTATGTCAACAGCAATCTATGTAGATGCTGATAAAGATGTTGACGAAACAATCTTTGAAGATTTAAAAAAGACTGGGTGGATTTAATGGCTGACGTATTATACAAACAAGATGGTTCTAAGGTAAGGAATATTAACCTAACTGATGATGAATCAATCCCTTTAATGGCTCAACTTAAAAGTAAGTTTGATTGGATCAATCAAGAGGAATACCGAGCTGTTGCTGAACCTTACTTCCATGAATACCTTGAAGCTAACGTTATTCGAACATGCGTTATTATTAAAGTAGCCGAAGTGTTGCTAGGCAAATCATTAGCCACAGCGCATAGGTTGTTTGACCTAGATTCAAACACTTCAATGTTGTATGCTACTTCTTTATTTCAAGAAGAACAACCTGCATGGGCACCTCCTAACGCATTTATCTTAGGAGTAACAGAGCATTACGAAGAATATTCTCATGCTATTAACCCTAAGATGCTTGACTTTAAAGAGTACTTCTTTGTAGCACCTCCTGAAACATTAATTGAGTTAGGTGTTGATCAAACAGATATTAATAATGACACAGTGTATAGTGCTTTAGTTTCTAATAATGAAGTAAAAGCTATTCGTAGGTACACTAACTTTGTAGAGAATGACCCAGGTATCCTTGCTAATTGGCAACTACTTTATATTATCTTTGCTAAGAAAGCAAGACGATTAGATCTTATTCGTGATCTACTATCTAAACCTTTTGTAGAGGCTCAATGACAATCACTATTTTATCTCACTCACAAATACTCCAACATTGGAGCGTTATCTCAGCACTTCTAGAAAAAGCTATTGACCAGAATTGTGGTGAGGCTAAACTAGAAGATTATTTAAGAAAAGTTTTAAATGATCAAGCTCAATTATGGGCTATCATTGATGGTGATAATATCACAGGAGCAGGTGTAACTGAAGTGTTAACCTACTCTAAACAAAAAGTGTTTCATATCTTCCTCTTTGCAGGAATTGACTTTGAACTACAGTCACAAGTGTTTCCCATTGTAGAAGCCTTCGCTAAGGATTGCGGATGTATAGCTATTGAACAATGGGGTAGGAAAGGTTGGGCTAAGACCCTTCCTAAGTATGTCCCCGGATTTAGGGAAGTCTATACAGTAATGAGGAAAGAATTATGAAATACAATATTAAAGGTAAACTAGACAAACGCCGTACAGGTGGGGGTGGTGCTACTACTGTTGAGTCAGTACCCTCATGGGCTGCTCCTTATGTGCAGAACGCTATGGCTAAGACTGAGGAGCAATACAACGCAGGTAACTTAGACAATGTAGCAGGAACTTCTGACCTACAGACTCAAGCCTTTACTACAGGCGCACAAGGTATTAACCAAGCTACTACTGGTGGATTGACTGCCCTTCAGCAACAACAACAACGATTAACATCCCTTGCAGACACCCCTAACGCAGCTCAACTAGACGCTCAGAAGAACGCTGTTGTTCTTGATGCTCAGAAAAAAGTAGCTGGTATGGATACTCAGTTTGGTCAAGCAGGTACTTTAGGTTCTGCTCGTCAGGCTGTTATGCAAGGCGCTCAGAACGCAGATACTACAGCCAAATTAGCTCAGGTAGATGCTGACTATTCAAACAAAATGTTCCAGAACAGACTAGCCGCTGAACAACAGTTAGGTTCTTCTGTAGCTGCAGGTTCACAAGTAGCTTCTACAGGTGCTTCTAGCTTAGCTAACCTAGGTAATCAACAACGTGGTATTGATCAACAACAGCTTGATGCTGATTGGCAAGGTCTACAGCGTTATGCTTCTACTATCTATGGTACTCCTGCTAAACAATCTGCTGTAACAAACGGTAAAGGGCTATAAACATGGACGGTTATAAAGACCCTTGGTCATGGATGCAGGGTGAACAAGTCCCTAAGATGCCAAATACTTTACCACAATTACCTCAAACACAGGCTCCTGCAAACGTAGGTAGTCCTTCTATGGGGCCATTAACTTCCGCTGTTCAAAGCAAAGCTATTAACAAAGGTTTATCTGAAGCGGATAAGGCTTTGTTTGGTAAAACACCACCTCCAAACCCTGCTTCAGTGCCTGTTGAAGATGCAGTACCTATGCCAGTGTCAGGTCCAGCTACGCCTGTGTCTTCACCTGTACAAGGTCCAGCCACTGGTACAGAGGCTTTACAAGCACAACCATTAGCACCATTAGCTGCCCCTATAGAACCAACTACTGCGGCTGCAGCTCAAGGTACTGAGATTGCAGGTGCTGCTCAGGCGGCTACTGAAGCTACGGCTATTGCAGAAGCTGCTGCTGCGGCTGAAACTGCAGGATTAGCAGTACAAACAGCAGGGATGACTGCTGCTCAAATTGAAGCATTTTTAGCTGCACAAGCTGCTCAGGCGCTAGCGGCACAACAAGCTGCAGCATACGCAGCTGTAGTACTCGCTTAAGGAGAAACATATGGGGCCATTATCAGCCAAACAACAAAGAGAGTGGGCTAAACACCACGCTAAAGAGGCTCGTGAATCCGCTAAGATGGAATCCGAAGAGAGCCGTAAGAACAAATTACATGAGATTAAGCTTCAAGAAGCTGCTGCTAAAGCTAACCAAGGTATTGGCCACAAAGAAGAAGCTCATGGTTTAAAAATGAAAGAACTAGGTGGTCCTCTAGGTGGTTCTAAGCGTATGAATCGCCAGAAGTTAGGTTTACCTAGTAACAACCCGTTAGCTGGTGCTGAAGTATTTAGCCGTGGTCAACACATGCTTCCTAAAGGTACTGATACAGTCCCTGCTATGCTCACTCCCGGTGAAGCTGTTATCCCTAAGGCTGCAGCTCAAGACCCAAAGAATAAATCAATGATTAAGAAGATGGTTCAAGAAGGTCGTACTAAGCAGTATGCTATGGGTACTACAGAAGTTCCTGCATACTATGCTATTGGTTCTGAATCAATCCCTAACGTTACTGCTAACTACTATCATACAGATAGTGCTGCTGCTTTATCTGATGGTACTACTAGTGTACAATACTTTACTGAAGGTGTTGAAGAAGTTGAACGCAAACAATTAGCAAAAGATCAAGCGGCTAGTGGTATTGTTGGTGATCTAGCGTTAGGCGCTGCTGCAATGCCAGCTGCAATTGTTGGCACACCTCTTGCTATGGGCTACAACAAACTAGCTGATGCAGGTGAATGGGTAGCTAACAGTCGTTTAGGTAATTTTGTTTCAGGTAACACAGACGATTTAAAGATTCCTCGTATTGAACGACCTAACTTAGTTAAAGCTAATTGGCAAGATACAGGGGACGCAATTGCTAACACTGTTAAAACAGCTCAAACAAACTCACAACCTAAACCAGTATCTGTTAGTGAACTTAACCCTGAACCTGTTAAGCCAGAAGTACCTCAAGTATTTAGCTCACCAACAGCTGAAGACCGTTGGGTGTCAACACGAGAGAGTAACAATGACCCTATGGCTAAGAACCCTTTGAGTTCAGCTAAAGGTCTCTATCAAATGACTGACCCTGCTTGGGTTGACGCTATTAAGCAGAACCCTAAATTAGCAGGTGTTAACCGTGACCTACCAGAAAGCCAACAATTAGGTCGTGATGCTTACAAAGCTGTATTAGCTAAACAATTACAAGCTCAAGGTATTACACCTACAGAAGAAGCAATTCGTAAGGCATGGGTAGTAGGTGCTGGTGGTTATTCTAACATTATTAATGCTGACCCTAACGCACCATTAGCAGTAAGTGCTGAAGCTATGAGGATTAACCCTAATTTTAAGGGTAAAACTAACGGTGAGTTTATTGCAGATGCAAACCCTTACTCAATTAAAGGTAAAGGTTATGTACCTGAACCTCGTATCCAAGCTAAAGCAACAGATCCTGAACAAAAGAAACTTGATCAAGCTTACAAAGAGTTTAAGAAGGGTGGACCTCTACCTGCTGGCGCTCCTACTGAGATTGCTGAACGTGATACACGTATTGCTGAATTCTCTAAGAGTATTATCGATGATGAAAACTCAAACAAGAAAATTGATCAGATCGTAAATGATAAAAATTCCGCTCCAGAAATTATTAAGAATAAATTAACAAGTTTGTTCAAAGAAATTTATGGACCAACAGGAATGTTCAATGATCGTGAGTTACTACGATTCTCTTTATTAGCTAGTGCAAGTAAGGCGTTTGGTTACAACACAGCTCAGTCTGTACGTTATGCTGCTCGTGATACGTTAGCTGCAGCTGACAAGCGTTACACTGCTGAAGCTTCTGCTCGTGTAGAGTCTGCTAAAAATCAACGTGAATTATTAGAACGACTTGATCAAGATTATCGTACTGCATTAGGTGCTAATGTATCTCCTCAAGCTCGTAAAGCAGCTATGGATGCATGGGGTACAACTAAAAACGTAGAATCTAAGCGTAAGGTAATTGAATTTATTCGTTCACAAACTGACCATAATACGGGCGAAGGTTCTAAACCTAACAAACCTGAGATTGGTTACATTGGTGACAAACAAGTTCAATATCGTAATTATCAAGGTAACAATCAAGTATTAGACTCTACTACAGGTGATTGGAAGAGCACTTCAACAATGATTACTCCTAAGCTTGATTACGATAAGAATCGTGATGATATCTTTAAGTCATCAGTTAACCGTATTGCCCCGTTGTTGCATAGTACTTACAGCAAAGGTGATAAGAACTATAGTATGGGCGTTGCTGAAGGTCAAGCTAAAGCACACGCTGAGGCATTAGCTTTACTGCATGGTGAACTAGGTGGTACAGTAGATAAGACTTCATTTGCTAAGATGGCAGAAAACACTATGCGTTCAGCTATCGACACTGCTAAAGCATCTGGTACACAACTCACTGAGGAAGGTATCCGTAAAGCTTTCTACGGTAACGCTGTGATTGAAGGTCGTGTAGGTTCTAATAAAGACTTATACATGACTAAAGATCCAAAGAATCCATTACCCTCTGCTGAGTACCAAGTAGTATTAGGTAACTTCTTAGACAATCAAAAGAAAACTCGTGGCTTAAATGCTGGTGAAGCTTCTAATGCTCTTGAAAAAGCATGGGAATCACTAGATAAAAACCAAAAGAAAAAGTACACTGATATGTCTAAAGGCGCTCCCGGCTCTACGCCTATGCTATTCTGGTTGTATTCAACTGGTGGTAAATCAAAATAACTTTAAAAGGAATCTATGAGTAACTTAGATTATTTTCTTGAGGAGGCTGCTAAGGCTAAACAAGCTGACGGTGGCTCTCCTGTAACTACTATCAACGGTAAACCTGTAGGTTCCCCTGTTGAAGTTATTGACCCTGACACTGTTAAATCAGGAGGTCAGTCTTATCGTCTTAGGGGTTTCAACGCCCCTGAGACTGCCAAGATTCAAGGCGGTATTTTCGTACCTAATCAGGTACAGAACGACACATCCCAGTTCGATGTGGATACTATCGCCCGTTTAGGTGGCTACACAAACTTAGAGGTTGATGGTAAAGATCCATACAACCGTTTGCTAGCTAAACAAACTAATGCACAAGGGCAATCTTTAGGTGACACACTCACTGCATTAGGTCTACAAAGAACTACATTACACAGTTCTGATGAGGCAGTACGCCGTAACGCTTCTCTAAGCGCTATCACTAAAGTAATGCCTGAGTTGGTAGATGCTGACCCAATGTTAAGGTTAGCTCGTCAACGTAAAGAGGAAGCTATCCAGCAAGCTGGTGGTAACCCTCTCTATATTCCTAAATCAGTAGCGCTAGATGAGCAGATGTATGCTGCTATCAAGAACTCTACTGGTATTCCCGCTGTTAAAGAAGAACAAGATGAGATCACTCGTCTAAGTAAGATTCTTCGGGAAGAAAAACTTAAGCCTGAAACTAGAACAAGGCTTGAAGAAAAATTAAAAGAGTCCCGTACAAGACTCTATATTGCTGCAACATCTCCTGACTCTGCTGGTGTAATGGTACGTCATAATGACCGTTCTATGATGAACCAAGCACATGATCAATTCACCACAACCCTACACAGAGCAAGCTTAGACTTGTATAAGAGTATGGGTGGTATCTTAGAAATGTCTGGTGATAAGGCTAAGTGGGACTGGTTGAAAGATCAGGGACAAACAATGTCTCGTTCAACTAAGACTCAACAAGAGTTAATGGCTGATACAATGACGTCTTATAAAGACATCAACACTAACAATGCATGGTCTACTATTAAAGATAGTGCTACCTATGCGGGTAACTTAATTGCGGGTACACTACCAAGTATGGCTGTTATGCTAGGCTCTACAGCCGCAACAGGTGGTATGAATATTCCTGCATTAGCTGCAGCAGGATTGTCTACAGTACCTACCTCTCTAATGTACGCTGGTGGCTTCTATGCTGACCAAGCTGATGACAAAAAGAATGCATCACTAGCCACTACTATGGGTATTGGTTCAGCTGTTCTAGATCGTGTTGGTCTTGAAGGTATGCTAATTAAGAGTAACGTATTAACACAACAAGGTCGTAATGAGATTGTTGGTTTGTTAAAACAAAAGTCATTAAAAGAAACTGGTAAAGAAATGTCTGATCAGGCTGCTTTTGATTTAATTGAACAAGCAACTAAGAAAGAACTAGTAGAGTTTTCTACTGCTGGTGCTGCCCTTGCTCGTGATCAATTTAAGTCTAGTGAAGCTGCCTTACGTGGTCTAGCTCAAGTTGGACAGTCTACTGCTGGTGAAGCATTAACAGAAAGTACTCAACAGTACCTAGAAATGATGGCTCAACAAGGTGTATGGAACACTGACATCAAGTATGAACGTGGCTTCTATCAGAACCTTATGGATGCTGCCATTGGTGGTGGTGTTATGGGTGGTGCAATGTCAGGTGTAGGTTCTTTAAAGAACGCTGCAGAGTGGCATTCACTATCTAATGCTCAAGAGATGTCTAAGAAAGAATTGTCAGATGCTCAAGCATTTAACAATGATCAAGTATTAAGATCAAGAGAAGGTGACCCAACAGCGTACGACTCTACAATTAGAATGGCTCATGGTGTTAAGCTACAACAGACTAACAACCCAGTTAAAGCCCTCAAAGATCATCCAGCACTAGAAGGTGCTTACAATGGTTTGAAGTCAATCGTTACAGACCCAGGTCGCTTAGTACGTCAGCTAGTTGATACTGCTATTCCTTCTATCACTCGTGAAGACGGTACCTTTAAGACTAACTTGGCTTACCTAAAGTCTATTATGGGTGGCAAAGGTATTCTCCCCGGAGATCACTATGACGCACTCAAACGTAAGCTCGTGGGCAGATGGTCAGGTAATACTGCTGAAGATTTAGCGTCTAATCTAGGCGTTAATATGAAGACAGCTAATGACATGGCTAAACAAGCATGGCAAAATACTTGGTCTAAATTTGACCCTGACACTGGTGAGTACTATCGCCTACCAAAAACAAGCGCACAGAACATTGAGCTACAAGCTTGGAAAGATAATTTAGATAATTCACTTACAAAGATGAATAACGATTTATCTCAGTATGGCTTATACGCTGATGAGATGAACTCTGTTAACGCTTTATTTGAAACTGCTGCTGTTCATCCTGCTACTTTAATGAAGAACAGAGAAGCTGTTACTGCTACAATGATGCGTAACGGTGCTAATCGTAGACAAGCTAACGATGCTATTGAAGGTATTTCTTCAGGTAATCCTGAGTACGTTCGTAACTCTCGTGACATGATGAAACAATATGGTGTCTTTGCTGACCCATCTTTGAATCATGTATTTGAAACTAACTTGTTTACAAGTATGAATCAATTAAAAGAGCAGTTAGCACATCGTATCTCAAGTGAAGTTCTACTAGGTAAAGGCGGTGTAGTACTATCTAAATTAATTCAGAACGCTAAAGACAGTGGTGAGTTTGAGAATGATCAAGACTACATGGACACTGTTAAGAACGTTCGTGACTGGTATGATATTATTCACGGCAACTATAACCCATTGTCTAATTATCCTAAACTAGAAAAGATTCTTGGTTGGGGTACTACAATGACTATGCTTGCTGCCTTAGGTAAGTCTGCATTATCGTCACAAGTAGAAGTAGCTACCTCAGTACTTGGTACTCAAGGTGATAAAGTTAAAACTCAACTCAGTGAATACTTCAAAACATTTGGTCGTGAGATTCAGAATGATATGAACGCTGGATTGTCTTATGGCTTTGCCGCACTAGGTATTGACTACGCTCGTAACAGCCCTCATGCTGCACTCAATAAACAAATTGATAAATGGCAACAAGAGTTTGATGAGCTTAACACTAAGCCAAACGCTAGCCCAGAAGCTTTAGCTAAATTGAACGATAAGATTCAACATGCTATTAAACAGTCTACTGGTCGCTCTCTGTTTGAACACTTAGGTTTCAATGAGACAGGTTATAACACTCAAACTAAGTTTGAATTACCTAACAACAGTATGCGTAAGGCAATGCAAACATTTGCTGCTATCATTGGCTTGAGAGCCACTACTGATGCTACTCGTATGGCAGTATTAACTGTTGCTTCTGATACCGTTATTGGTAAGCTACAATCATTAATGATGCTTGACCCTCAAGCACGAACAATGATGGTTACTTCTGGTAAAGGTTTAACTAACTATCAAGCACAGTCCGTCATGGAACTACAAGAGTACGGTATGAACGTACCAGCTGTGTTGGATAACTTACAAAAGATTTCTGAACAACAAATCAACCCTTATGATTTCTTCTCTGAAAAGAATTTGACTCAAGATGAGTATCAACCTCTTACTAAGGAACAATCTAAGACAGATATTGATTGGAAATTCTTACAAGAAAACATTATGACTACATTAGGTAACTTTGTTGATGCTAAAGTAACTAACCCTCAGCCACACAACTTACCTAAGTACTACTATGACCCTCGACTACGACTGATTACTACGATGACTCGCTTTATGGCTGGTCTACATAGTACTGTCCTACCTAAGCTATACCGACAATACCTCTTAGAAGGTAATGCTGGTATGAGATACCAAGCGTTCTCTGTTATTGCTATGTCTATTGCTTTCTCAGCACTAGCTAATGCAATCAAAGACCAGTTATCTTATGGTGAAGACAGCCCTTACATCAAGGGCAAAGTAAAGAATACCCAACGTACACTCTACGGTTCAGGTCTTCTAGGTCAATACGAGAAGATTGTAGATACAGTAATGCCTCTATACGACAAACAGAAACCATCACCATTTGAAAAGCCCGGTAAATGGGCTTATGAATCAGTGAAAGATCTGTCGCCTGTCCTATCATGGGCAGAAAAGCCTGTCAGAGCTGCCTTCTTAGCCAGTGAAGGTAAGGATGCAGAAGCTGCTAAACTCGCTCTCAGAGCAACACCTGTTATCGGTAGTTTCCCTATCGCAGCAGAAACACTTTCAAACACGTTAAAGGATAAATAATGTCTATTCAAACTAAAGTCGCACCTTTAGGGTCTAGTCGTGGTCTAAACATTGATGACTTAATTGCTCGTCAACAAGCAAGTACAGATGCCTTTGGTTCTGTACAAGCTCCAATGGAAGATCAAGTTGCCAATGCTCAAGCAATGGTTAACGAGTATGAGCCTCGTCCAATGGATGTACCTGCTCGTAGCATGCCGCCAGAAATGGCGTTAGCTAATGCCAATATGATTGAGTCTCCCGAAGATGTAGCTGCTACTTCTTACTCACAATTTGGTGCTCGCCCTGTACAAGAGCCTGTGTTCAATCAGGATAACCAACTAGAAGTTGACCCTGAAACTAATGAGCTTCGCCTCAAAACAATTGGGTCAGAGGCTTACAACAATCAACTGTTCCGTGAGAAGGCTGGTCAGCGACTAGTCTCAGGTGAGATGCATAACTTAGCTATGCAACCTTTTACTGGTGCTAAAGAAGCTATGTCAGGTCAGTTGAAGTTAGCTTCAGGAGCTGCCTTTGATGCATCAGCAAGAGAGTCAAGTAAGATTCTCTCTGGTGGTGATGAGATTGACCGTACAGCTGATAAGGCTCAGAGTGGTTTAGCTCAGATGGTTAGCTACGCAAGTAATGCTTTATTTACTGCTAATGGCCCTATCAAAATTAAGATGGACCACAATGGTGTACAAGTACCTATTGCAGCTGGCTTACTTATTGCTTCGGAAGAAGGTTATCATTCACCTGAAGACCAAGCCCCTATCTCACTAGCTTTTGGTGCTGGTTTGATAAAGGCTGCGTCACAAGGTAAGCTTGAAAAGGGTGAAAAGGAAGATAAACGTTCTGTATTAACACCAACAGGTGCTAAAGTTGATGATGCAATGTATCTTAATGACTTTATCAACGGTGTTAAGCACTATGCGGGTAATGCTCTCGATCGTATGGGTGTTAAGATGTCACCTAAAGCTAAAGAGCGTATGGCTAAGGCAATGGTTATGTCTGCTGTTCATGATGGTAGTATCCCTGCTTTCCATTATGGTGATCGCGTAGTAGTTCAGATTGGTCGTGACTTCAAGAACATTGCTAAGGCAACTGAGCGTACACTAGAAGTTATTGCCGGTGACTATAACCGTAGACGTTCCTCTACCGCACCTAACCGTAGCGGTGCAGCGTTCTCAGCGGGTGGTCAACAGATGACTCGTAAGTCTCTTCGCCGTGGTGGTATTGATACTACTGCTGCAGAAGCTACTAAAGACATTTTAGGTTCTATTGCTCTTTACTTTGACCCTAAAGATGTTCAATACAAAGAGATTGAATACACAATGATCACTGACCCTGAATATTTAGTGGTTGATGAACAAACAGGTGAACCTAAATACAGCAACCATTGGGCAGCTAAACGTAACGGTGTCTCTAAGAAAGACTACGATGCGGCTATGATGAAGACACATCCCAAAAAGGACTTTGATAAGAATAATCCTGCTGACGTTATGCAACATGAAGCTAATCAAAAGCGTCAAGCAAGTGAGATTGTTAATGAAAAACTTAAATCACTTAAGTTTGATATTGATAATGCAAAAAGTTCACAAGGTCTACGTTACTCAGAGTGGATTCACTCGTTAGCTAACCAACGTTTCTTCCCCAATAGCTTTGATGTAGACTACATGGGTTCTAAGTCTGGTGTCCGTGATATGCTTGGCTTTGGTAAACGTGACTTAGTGTACTCAGCTAATTTATTTGATGATGACAACGGCAAAGGCGGTAAAGTAGCGGCACTTAAGGTTACTGCTAACCGTATTCTACGCCTCAAAGGTGAAGAACAAAACAAAGCGTTGTTAGCTCTGAATCCTCTTGATGCCTCAGCTATTGGCACTATGCTTAACACAGTTATTGCATACTACTCTGCTGTTAATGGCACACACCCTGACATTGTTAAAGAAGCTCCTGCTACTATTGTATCTAAATATACAGTAGATATGGCTAAGTCTCTTGCTGCTGTTGGTCGTGAATATAACCAGTTCTTAAATAACCCTAAGGCGGCTGGTGAAAACATTCAACGTCTCCTAGCTGGTATGGAGAAGGGTGAATCAATGGGTAGTAAGAACCTTTGGGACGACATGATGCGTCTTGAAGATAACTTTATTAACCCTCAGTTGTCTAAGGTACCTGTGATTTTATCTCATCATTCATTCGATGACGGTAATCAGAACGGTATCTTCTTGCAGTCACTATTCTACGGTAATCCTGATAATGCTCTTCGTCTAGGTACATTCAATCCTTCATTGGATGACATGCGTGAATACGCTATGAACACAATGCTACCTAAGCTAGAGGATTTACTCAGGGATCAACCAGAGAAAATGGAAGCTTGGAATAACTTCTTCAACACAATGCGTGAGAAGTACGGTAAGGCAGGTATGGCTAAAGAGTTCTTTAAGAAACCTCTAATGCAAACCTCTTATGGTAAAGATGCAGGTATGTTTGGTGAACACTTACTAGACTTACTAGCTGACCAATTCCAAGAAGAAACGGCTGACACATTAGGTTCAAGCGTATACAAAGATGATATCCCTACTGCCGCTGAAGACTTAAATGCTGCATTAACATTAGCTCTACGTGAAGTAGTTAACTCTGATAACTCACGAATCATGGGTAACATTGGTCGATACACTGCTATCCTTAACCATACGGTTATGATGGAAGGTATTGCTGGTGATACATATGTATTCACACCTGTTGAGGTTGTACCTGTTAACAAAGGTGTTGATAGTGATCAGGTATTACCTGTAACTTTAGCATCTGGCGAACAGATCATGGTTAAAAAGAAAGAACGAGAGTCAGATACTTTCAGTACACCTGATG